TCAAATTCGCCCTAACCCAGACTTGACAAACAAGATTGTCCAGGGTGTGGAACGCTGGAAGTGTTCTGAACAGTGGACAAAGGACGACGGCCGCTTTATTCCATATCCGGCGACATTCCTTCGCGGTGAACGCTGGAACGAATATGACCGCGCCGAAGTCATACCGTCCCCGAAGCCGGCCACCGTCAAGAACTACGACGACGGCGAAGACTTCCTGGACGGCGGTGAATAATCATGGCCGACAATATCTGGACGGCCACTGTCGAAGGTATCGCCGCCAGAGGTAGGGCGAACAACGGCGCCGAAGGCGACTACCGCGACGAAGAAGGATTCCTGTGCTGTGGCAAGTGCCGAACCAGGAAAGAAGGCGACATCACGATCGGCGAAAAGACGCTTCGCGTTCCGCAACTGTGCAAGTGCGAATCAGAAGCCAGCCGCCAACGTGAAGCCGAAGAAAAGGCCGCCGAATTCCGGAAGCAATGCGAACGACTTCGCAAAGACGGAATCACCGATCCGTCGTACCTGTCCCAGAACTTCACCCAGGACGACAACCGAAACGCCAGAATTTCCGACGTGTGCCGCCGCTATGTGGAACACTGGCCGGAAATGAAGGCCGACAATATCGGAATCCTGTTTTATGGCGGCGTCGGGACCGGAAAGTCCTTCCTGGCCTGTTGCATAGCAAACGCCTTGATCGACAAACAGGTCCGCGCCAGCGTGACGAACTTTCCCCGAATCCTGAACAAACTTCAAGGCTTCGGCGAAGATAAACAGGAATTCCTGGACAAGCTGTCCCGATATGACCTTCTTGTCATCGACGACCTGGGCGTCGAAAGGGACACGTCCTATTCCGTGGAACAGGTCTTCAACGTCATAGACGCCAGAAGCCGCACCGGAAAGCCCCTGATCGTCACGACAAACCTTTCCCTGGCCGACCTTCAAAACCCGTCGTCCCTGGGATATGCCCGAATTTATGACCGAATTCTGGAAATGTGTCCGATCAGGCTGAAACTGGCCGGCGATTCCAGAAGAACCCAGAACGCACAAGAACGCCGTGACAAGGCGAAGCGCCTTCTGGGGCTTGAAAGGACGTGACAGAGTGAAACACTATAAACTGACAATCCCTGGCCTTCTGCCAGGACTGAACGAATATGTGGACGCTGAACGCGGCGCCAAAGGCAAATACAAGGCCGCCGCCATGAAGAAACAGGCTGAAAACGTAATCGGCTACATGATCAAAACCCAGCTTCGCGGCGTCCGCTTCACCCGTCCCGTGGTGATACATTACACCTGGATCGAGCCGAACCGCCGGAGAGATAAAGACAATATCGCTTTCGCGAAGAAGTTCATTCAGGACAGCCTTGTCCATGCCGGCGTTCTCCAAAATGACGGCTGGAAACACATTGAACACTTTACCGACGACTTCGCTGTGGACCCGAAAAACCCCCGTGTCGAAGTTGTTATCGAAGAATTTGAAGGAGGAAACAAAAAATGACTGTACGCGCAAAATTGAAAGACCTTGCACCTGGAACCGTATTCAACGCCGGACCGATCGACGTCCGCGTCCTGGAACACTTCGCCGACGGAAGAACCCTTCTGATCGCTGATACCTGTATCGCTGACCGCCACTTCGCGGATCAGCCGTTCAAGACCAGACCAGAAAAGCCGGCCGCAAATCCGAACGACTGGCGCTTCTCAAATCTTAACCGTGAACTGAATACCGAATTCCTGGCTACATTCGACCAGGCCGAAGGCCCTATCCGTTCAAAGGACATCTTGACGGCCGACTGGTCCCTGGCTGACCATGAGGGCGGCGAAGGTTACGGAATTATTCAGGCAAAGATCGCGCTTCTGACACAAACCATGTATGAGAAGTACGCTGATCAGGACCTTCTTGAACTTGACGACTGGTGGTGGCTGATCACCCCGTACGCCAGCGACGCGTACATTGCGCGCGGTGTCAACACGGGCGGCAGTCTGAGCGGCGACGGCGCGTGCAATGGCAACGGTGGCGTTCGGCCGGCTTTCTTCGTGGAATCTGGGATCGCGTTATCCGTGGAGCCTGACCAGGTTGAACTTTCCACTTCCGCCCTGTTGGCCGAATTCACTTCGAAACAGCTTGTCGAAGAAGTCCTTCGCAGAATCGCCGAAGGCCAGGAAGACGGTGACAACGATGAAGAAGACGACTTTTAAGCAATGCGCCGCCGGCGACGTCTTCGAACATCAAGGACAAGCCCTGATCAAGACCACGAAGCCGTACACAGCGGTCAACCTGAACAGTGGCGCCTTCGCGCACTTTCACGACGGTTCCCTGGTGGACAGAAGCGACCTTCTCCTGATCCACCAGGCGGACCTTCCGTCCGAAATGCCGGACAGCCTGAAAGGAGGTCGAAACAATGGGTAACAAATCCGCCCTTCAACTGGAAGTCGAAAAAGAAATGGGCTTCGAAATCGACGAAGACCTGTTCGCATACTTAGAACATTACGCCAGAAGAAAACTGGAAGTCGCCAACAAAAGCGCCGGCCGCGCCTGGGGCGAAGACGGCTACGGCGACGAATACCTTTCACTTCTGATCCCCGACGTGATCCGTGAAATGGCCTTTTCTGCTTACTGTGACAAACGGTCAGCGGAAAACCTGGCCGCCAGAAAGGCGGTGTCGTAATGAAAAACGAAAACGCCATAATGAACCGCATAAAAGCCAGGATCGCATATCACGCCAACGAACACCGGCACACATACGAAATCGGAAAAGGCGTCATGGACTTCCTGGCGCGCGACCTTATGGCCGATTTTAAGGCCGCCGGCGGTTTACTTCCGCCGGTAGCCCTTGACGGTGACGTCTATGTCATATACCGCCGAAAGCCGGTGAAAGCAAAGGTCATTTTTATCGGAATCAACGCCGACAGACTTTTCTTCTTCAACGTGCTTCGAGGAAATATAAAGGCGAACTTCCAGACGTACCAGTTCACCGAAAACGACATAGGCTTAAGCGTATTCCTT